CTGGAGACCTTGTGTTGCTTCCTCTGCCATGACCTAGCTACCTTTCGATCCCAGGGCTCGCTTCCGCGACAAGCGGGTAGGTGAACCTGGGCAAGATAGGTACTATTGTTAGTCTAGGCAGGGGGGGTTGTCAATCAAAACCGTCGCGATCGACCATGCCCAGATCCTTGAGGCACTGCTTCCGGTGCCCCTTAGATCTGAAGATCATGCGCCCATCGTCCGTGTATTCGTGGTTTTTGTTGACGGCGCGAGCTTGGGCGACCTGCTCCGGGCCAACCCCCGCGGCCTCAGAATAAATCGGCTCGGCCCAATCGGTTTGCACCCCGCCAAGCTCTGAAGCGATGTCCCGAAGGGCATTACCCTCACACTTGTCGCACACCCCCGGCGCGTCCCGTTCGTCCATCGGGCGAAACTCGTCTTGGCCGTGCTCGCAGACTTCGCACTTGTAAACGTAGGTGGGCATCAGGAAAAATCCTTCAGGTTCTTCAGCTTGCGAGCGACCTTCCCCTCCAGGGATGCGTCGGTTGCTGCCTTAGCCTGCTTCTTGAGCTGCTTCTTGGCGGCGGCGTACCGCGAAGCGTCGTTCTTGATCTCGTTGACTTCGATCAAGGTGCGGGCATCAGACTCGGCTTGCCAGGTGTCTTCGGGGGTCGGGTTCATAGTAGCTCCAGGTTAAAATACGGGGGCTCCACCTCGGAGCCCGGTGGGGTTGCCCATGCCCAACTGCATCGGCGCGGAGCCGGATTGGGCAAACGACTTCATTAGCTCGGCCCTGGGGTCGAGGCCCTGGGCCTGGAACTTCGGCATCCCGCCGAAGCCGCCCATACCACCGCCGCCACCACCGCCGCCGCCGGGTCCGAGTTGGGCTCGGGCACCCATGCCCTCGGGGCCGGCCCCGGTTGGTTCTCCAGGCATCCCTTGAGCACCCTGCATGATCGGGGCCTTGGCCAGCATCTCCATCACCATCATCTGGAACTCGGGATCTCCCCAAACCGCCTCGAAGTGGTCGATGCCCTGGAGCTTCGCGTTGATGTTGATGAACTTGATCGGGTTGAACATCTGCGGCATCCCGATCTGGAAGAACTGCATGAAGGTCTGGATCGCCGTGGGGATGACCGTCTGCACGAACTGGATGAGCTTCTGGCTCCGCTGTAGCGGGTTCTCCCGATCCATCGACTCCAGGGAGATGTCGAAGTGGTAATCCAGGAAGTCGCCGTGGATTGCCTCGGGCGTGAGCATTAGCGTTACGTCCTCGCCGCCGGGGATCCGCTTCTTCAACGGAAGCTCCAGGAGCGGGTCGGTGAACCCATACCACGCCAGGCTCCGCGAGATGCTGGAGGTGAAGTCGTAAATCAGATCCTTCATGTCCCCGACGCGGATGTTCGCGGCCGACGCGAGGATGTTTGCTTGAGTGGCCGTCCCGGCGCTGGACGCCTCGCCGCCGAGTTGCTGGAAGTCACCTGGACCCGACTCGCCGAACTCCCGCTTGATCCAATCCAAGTGCTGGTATACCGCGTCGTTCGTGCCGCCGAACGTGATCGACTTAATCATGTCGGGGTGATCGACCGCGATCGACTCGCCATCGCTGGCTCCAGCCACCTGCTCGGCATCGTCGGCGGCACCGCGGCCGTAGACCAAGATCTCCTTTTGCCGGTCGGCCTGGCGCGTCGCCTTCGCGGCGTTGGAATTGGCCATCTCATGCAGGTCCATCCAGATCCCGCACGGCGGGATGGGGAAGGGGTTGTTGGGCACCCAATGGAACCCGAGCAGGTGGTAGGGGCCGAGCACCGGGGAGTCGCCGGCGACCTCGGGGCCGTCGTAGTCCACGACCCGGAGGAAGTCCTTGACCATCATGTTGTCGCCGAAGGGCAGCGTGACGATCTTGCGGGCGTCGGGCAGATAGACCTCAACGAGATCCATGTAATCCACCAGGTTGTTCTCCTCGCCCCGGTTGTGCTTCCGCTTGTTCCTGGAGAGGCTGGAGACCTCGCGGCCCTTCCGCGTCTGGTCCTGGATGCTGGGGAGCCGCATGTCGCCAAGGTTGAACAGGCCCGACTCCTCGACAAAGGCGCGGGGCACGCGGACGCGACTACCCACGAACAGGGCCTCGCGGATGTTCCGGCACAGAGGGTCGATCGTAAAGTCGTCCAGGTCCACCCGGCTCGCGTAGGGCATAGCCAGGTTGGCCAGACCGTCCGGGCCGTCGAGCGACTGGCCGCTGACCCCGAGGCCATCCTTGATGATCCCCATCGACATGAGGGCGTCGATGATGGTCAGCCGAAGCTCATGCTTGTAGCCGATCTTCTTAACCAGGTCATCCAGATAGAGCTTCAGAAGTTCGGCCGTGGATCCGTACATGGCGTACCGCGACTCGACATCGTGCTCGGGATTCTTCGAGACCAAGTGCGGCACCAGGATCGAGATCGCCTTGAAGATCAGGTTGATCGGCTGGGCCTCCTCCCCGATGCCGTCCGCCTTGTCGTAGTATTGGCCGACGTATTCGGTCATAAACCGATACCTGGCGCGTCGAAAGTTCTCCACCCGGTCGAAGCCCTGGGTCACGGCACGCTGCAAGCTCTGTGGGTCGATGGTTGCCGGCATGGTCAACGTCTCCGTTTATTCCTGGACCGAATCCATCGGTCTTGTGATTGTTGCGATGCTTTGCGGGATCTCCGTCTCGACGCATAGCAGTTGTTCGGCATGTCGGGCGAGGAGGCTTTGCTGGCCGCGACCGACTCGTCCCCGATGCAGCATAGGGCGTCGGCGATCACACGATCGCCGTGGGTGGCTCGGGCGGATTCGTTCTCGTTGAGGAGACGCGCTGGGCCGACCGTGCCGCTTGCATAGTAAATATACTCCTCGGCTTCCGCCAGCGCTTCTTTCGACGGGTTGATGAAGGTGTCCCTGGCCAGTTCTCGCCGGTAGACCCCCAGCAGCACCTCTTTTGAGTTCGTGTCGCTGTGCCAACCGTACTTCTTCGTGGTCTGCTCATCGACCGTTCCCCGGCGTTTTTCCAGGTAAACATTGGGATAGCCGAGCTTCACAAGCTCCTTGATGAAGGTCGAGCCGGGGCCGTTCCGCTCGGGCACCACCAGCGCAAAGCTCCCCGTCTTGCTCCCGAACCAGAGCCCGGCCGCGGCGACCACGCGAGCCAGGTCGTGGGGCGGCGTGTTGGCGTCGGCGAACTCGGCGACCTTCTCGCCGGTCTCCTTGCACCGAACCGAGACGACCGAGTTGGACATGCCCTGGCCGTTGCCGATGTCCACCCCGAAGATGTAGTTGTAAGCCTGGTCCGGCCGGTTGTCGATCAACCGCATCCAGAACCTCCAGGGACGATGCTTGATGGTCCGGTGGCACCGGGTCTTGCGAATCTCCTTGCCGACGACCACCGCCCGCATCTCGTCCTCGTTCATCTTGGTCCTGAAGTCGATGTTCGCCGAGAAATCTTCCGTGACCGAGTAGGCCGACTTGTGCCTGGCGACGACCGGGCCGTCGAAGAACCTGGACCCGGAATCCATGTGGTCGATGTCGAGGTTCTGAGCGATCTCCTTCGGGCTCGATCGCCGGCGGCACTCCGCCTCGTACCAGGGCGAGGTGAACTTGCGATTGCCGTTCTGGTCCTCGACCAGCGATCGGTTGTACCCCTTCTCCGGGTGCTCCCACCAGGGCAGGCAGATGTACTTGATATCCTTGTCGCCGGCTTTGATCTGGTTGCGGACGTTCGTGAACGCCGTGCCTGGACCTTTCGGCGTCGAGTTGAAGAACCGGCAGGCCGTCGTGTCCGACGACGCCGACAGCATCCCCTCGCCGTCCTCCACGGCCGCGAACTCGTCAAAGCCGATCGCGGTACGCCGGCCACCCCGGCCGACGTTGCCGGTGGTCGCCTCGCCGTCCAGGGAGTTGCCCCGGAGCTTGTTGCCCAGGTGCATGTTCCGCCGGTGGATCGGTGGCCGCATCCAGTCGGGGAGCCATTGGTTGATGTAGTCGTGCTTCCAGAGGATCGTGTCCGGGTTGTTCGTGGGGTGCATGTCCACGTCGCTCGCCGTAGCCGAGACCCACAGGAGGTTCACGTTGTCCCGGAATAGCCAGGCATGGTGAAACAGCGTGATGATGAGCCAGGTGGCCCCCATGTCCCGCGACTTGTCGATCAGCGCATCGCTCGCGGTGCCCTCGCCCTTGATGTCCATGCACCGCTCAAGCTCGTAGAGCCCCTCATCCTGGATCGTCCAGGTGATGAATGGAACGTGGGCCTCCTCGCCAGTGACCGGCACCTCGCCGCGGATCGGATCCGCCTTCTTCTGGCGGAACGTCCAGACCATGAGGTTGACCCATAGGATCGGACTCAGGGCGCAGGCAGTGTAAAGCTCCTTCTGGAAGCCGATGTCCTCAGACGCCATCTCCAGGAGGTTCGCACGCCACTGAAGGTTCTCAGTCGTCTTCTTCGGGACGATCAGGTTCGTCCTCGGACAAGTCCAGGTCGGCGCTCTCTGCGGAAATCCTAAGCCCGGTTGCTGTAGCAGCCGCCGCGTTGGCTCTACTGATCGCGATGTCTCCGACACGTTCATGGATGTCCTTGTGGGAGTTGGTTGAGACCTCTAATGCCTGAGGCACCCGCCCTTCCGTTCGCTCCAGGCAGATCTTAATTGCCTCTTGGGTTCCGCTGGTTGCCTTCACGACGAGTTGTACCGCAATCTCCTCAGCCTTGGTCTGCACGTTCGCCGCAGCCTCCAGGAACTCCTCTGGGCTCAGGTCCAAAAGAAAGGCGAGGGCGTGGCTGATCGCCCGGCCGTCGCGACCCCGCATCCGCCTGGCCCTGGCGATGACCGTCTCGTCATCGACAAGATCGGCCACCTTCGGATCTGCCGGCACGTCCAGGCCGGCGACCTCCTTGGCCTTCTCGACCTGCTCGGGGGTGGGTTCCTTCGGTGCGACATTGGGCGGCTTGGGTGGTGGTGGCGGAGGTAGCTTCCGAGGTCTCAAGCCAGGCCCCACTTCGAGGTGAGGAAGTTGGTTAATGTAGTGATCTCCGCGTTGGACAGGGCCTCGTTGTAGACCTGGATCTCCGCGAAGCTGACGTTAGCGGCGCTGCCGAACCGAAGCTCGGTCGCTGCGGTGGCATCGTAGGCGCTGCTGACCGTGACGTTCGTGTCGGCCAGGTGGTCGGACCCATCCACGACGATGCGGACGGTGCCCGAGGCGGCGTCTACCCGAGCGATCAGGACCACCCAGGTATCGTCGGTCAAAGCCCCGGTGCCGCTTTCCGACGCCGGCGTGTCCGAGACTCCAGGGGTCGCCACGATCTGGATCGTGCGGTCGCCGTTCTGATTGAGCACCAGCCGGTCATCCCCGCCGCCAGTGATGCTGAAGAACTCCCCGCCATCGTTGTTGAGCGGGTTGAACACCATCGCGACGGTGCCTCCAAGCACGTCATTCAGCAGCGCGTCCTCGCCGGTGGTGGCGAGCAGGAAGCGTCCAAAGAAGCGCCCGACCGTGACCCCGTTAAGCGACTCCACCGGCGGGAAGGCGTTGTAGAGCGGGTTGGTCCCCGAGGAGGCGTTGACCACCGACGCGGGGAACCCATCCACGGCGATGTTGGCCCAGGCTGTGAGCCGGCCGGCCGCGGTGACCGAATCGGCGTTGGACATATCGAACCAGGCCACCAGGTCGGATCCAGGTAGGCCGGATCCGCCGCCGCCGCCCGCGGCGATGACCGAGTTGCCGATGATGCCGCTGAACATGGCTATGCTTTCTTGATGTACCCGGTAAACACAACATCGACCACGCCAACCGGCGCGATCACATGGGGCTTAGCCCCCGCTACGCCGAACCTGGGGCATCCCCCGAAGTTCATGGCCACACCGCCGTTGGCCGCGACCGTGCCCCGCACGACGGTCTCACCCACGTCGAGGGCATTGTCGTCGTCGGCGTCAAGGATGACCGCAACATTCCCGCCTGGAACGGAAATCACCTGGACATCCGTGATGACCAAGGTTTCCGTCGCGAGGAGGGTGCGGGCCGACACCTTGCCGGCCTCGTAGATCGGGATCTCGACACCACTGCTGGCGTCGGCTGAGTTGACTTCACCGTGGACTTCATCGCCGTAGTGCATGATCGGGCTCCGTGGGGGTTCCCCACAGATTACCCAGCTTCATGCTCGCGATCAATACGCTGGGTGATTTTGCCGACGCTTCCCGAGGACCAAGGCCGTCCAGAACGGGCTTTATGACCCGCCTGGTTGAGATGATCGCGGATCTGCCGGATCGAATAACCCTTCTGCCTGGCGAGCTTGATTAGCTCGAACGCGGGCTCCTCGCCGGGCATGGAGCCGTAGGGCTTCGCGCCTTCGCACCGACCATCCTTGGCCCGCTTCCGGTCCCTGGCCTTCCTCAGCTTCTTCACCAGGGATGACTTGTCGAACTCCGCGACGGCCTGGAGGATCTGCCGGATCAGCACCTTCGAGGGGTCGTCATCGTTCGTGAGGTCCAGGTTCGCCTCACAGTCGATGACCGGGACGCCAAGGTTGCGGAACTCCTGGAGGATCAGTTCCGACGCGAGATTGTCGCGGGCCAGGCGGTCGCTCCGCTCGACCAGAACGGTCGGGATCCGCCGCGGCTTCTTCGAGGTGAGCCCGTCGTGGTAGTCGCTGTTCTCGGTGCAGATCTCCCGCACGAAGGCCAGAAGCTCTCCCAGGACCGGCCGCTCGAAGGTGGTGCCGGTGAACCCGGCCTCCACGAACTCGCGGGCGATCGAGGCGCTGCTGTCATGCCCCTTCGTCCACGCCTTCACCGCGTCCCTCTGTCGGTCCAGGCCGTCCCCCTGGACCTGCCCCTGTGACGACACGCGAATGTAGCTGATGAGCATCTTGAATCTTCTCCATGAAGGGCTTGAACTGGCCGGGGAACTTGGGTTGGACGACGCGGTAGGCGATGAGCTTGCCGTCGCAGTTGCTCTTAGAGCATGACCCACCTGGAAGGTCCGTGACACCGGCCAGAGTCTCGCACTGCTCGCACGCGACGACCTGCTGCTCGAAGATGTCCTTGACGTTGACCGAGGCGGTGTACGCCGGGGCCTTGTCGGGCGGGAGGACCGTGGTCTTGCGGCGCTGGTGGGTGACGGTGTGGCCCGGCCCCATCTTGTCCAGGATCATCGCGATCGCCGTCTTCATGTCCTTGCACTTCTCGATCTCATGCAGGCGGATCTCGAAGCTGTGCGGCTGGAGGTCGGTGTCGTTCCAATCCACGCGGATCGCGTAGGGATCCTGAGCCGGGGCGAACCGAAGCTCACCGCCGAACCGCGGGGACTTGGGCACCAGGCTCTCGATCACGGTGGCCATCTTGAACTGTACGGGGGTCATCTCGCCCACAGCTTGTCGATCTCCTTGATCGCGTCCTTGAGATAGTGGATCTGATCGTCCAGGGAATGATGGAAGCTGCTGAGTCGGGCGGTCGGCATGTGGGCGTTGTGATCGCACTTGCCGTGCCTGGAGGCGTAAGCCTCAACCTTCTCGCT